GGCCTTGTCTGCAGGTAGGTCTAAAATGTAAATTTCAAAGCTATATTCTTTAGATGTGCTTTCGTATGTCGCACCGGTATACACTACGTGCATAATTGGGTACAACTCAAATTTGTCAAGGTCAACCCCTGAAGGTGAGCCATGAGAGAACGAATGTATAAACTGATCCTCTTCAGCAAACTTTACAAACCTATTTATTATGTTATTGTACGTAATCATGTTTTGTCTTTATTTTGCTTAAATGCTAGGTCTTTGAGAAATGCAAGGTGCGAAAAAACAACCTTTGCACCCAACTCCGTAACCTTGTCAATTTTGAGTAGCTCCTCATTTGCAAGGGTGTGGAGCAAGGGGTACCACCCCCATCGTTCGCTGAATTTATCGTCTTCCTTGCCACCTCCACTAAAGATTGTTGCAAAGTGTTCAGCAGTCTCCGTCTTGAAGTGAAAAAAAAAACCATAGAGCCACCAAAAACGCTAGCAGATAATTGCTTAAATACCTCCGCGTCCTCTTTTGCTGTATAAGGTTTTATTGTGTAAGCCTCTCCTTGTGACCTATGCAACTTCCGATATAGCACCGCTAATATCTTATGTGCGTTTCCCCAAAAATCTTTGCAATACTCTTCTATGTCGATCCATTCACCTAAGCTAAACTCGCTCCAATCTGTGATAAAGCCGTACTCGTTTCCATCAAGCGTAATTGTCTTAAAGTGTCTTCCCGTCTCTTCCTCTTTAATCTTCATTAAATGCTCATCTGCTTTTGCTATCTCTTTTGCAGGCATCTTCCTCAAATCTTCCTTGCTTGTATCTGTGCAATAAGCCACTCTTTTTGCAGGGTCTATTTCTGTGTTCAGCATCATTAGTTGCCCAAGAGTTAGATCGCTATATGTTTTTGGTATTTTGAATTGCATGTCTATAATATAAACGCACTCTAGTAAAAAACTTAACTTTAGCCTAGTGCGTAGGTTTGGTAATTAGGGTTGGTCTGATTAAATGTAATAGCATACCTGGAGGCATCTATAAAGTGGTTGAAAGCGTCAACGGGTGCATTTAGTATTTTTCCGTTCTTGTCCTCTTTGTATTTATAGTTCCTAAACTCCTTTATGCCATTTATAGAACTTTCTGTAATATACAACTTTTTGCTCCTCATATAGTCTATGCCTGCCCTCACACTATCTGCTCCTTTTCTGCAGGGGTGGATGTTAAAACCATGTCCATGTATCTCGTCAATACTCTTTGGTTCTGCACAGTCGGCAATAATTACATCAGCTCTTTGCACTCCTGCATCCCTTAGTGTTTGGCCTATGGCTGAATTAGTCAACCCTGTTGCATAGCAAATCTCGTCTAGGCAAAAGTCTACCCCATCCGTATAAACCGCTACTATGCTTGTCGGATCATTTGTGTAGCCAAAATCCATTCCAAAATTCTGTAGCCTAAACCCTTCAGGTACAACCTTAACTTGCTTCCAATGGTTGAATATAGTTGTGCGTGATGTTCCCCTCTCGCCCAATCCGTACACCCTCCAAAAATCTTCGTCTGTTTCCTTAAAGCGTTCAATGGTATCTATTATGCTTTGCTCCAGGAACGGGTTGTCTTTGTACGTGGTCTGAAAAAAGTCTGCATCGTCCCTCGGTATCACGTCATCGTAGATCCAATGAAACTCGTCACTAGGATTGTAGTCAATAATTATACGCCCCGTTGTCCTCAGGATCAACTGCCTCCAATCCTCAATGTTGCACTCATTAGCTTCGTTGATAAACAGAACGTCACGCTTTCGACCTCTAACCTTTTGTGGTTGGTCTATGCTTATAAACTCAATAAGGTTCCCAAATAGTTTGTAGATAGATTCGCTCTTGTTATGATCCTCAGGATTGTATATGCCCTCGTTCTCCAGGATCTCGAAAAAGTCTCGCATTACACTGCCCCTAAGTGCTGGGTACGTCTTCCTGCAAATCGTAATTATAGCCCCCCTATTTCTGTTCTTACTGCATAACTCAATGAGCATAAGCAGAATAGAGTATGTCTTTCCGCTTCTACTTCCTCCCTGATGTACTTGAATTTTAGCCGATGACTTTTTAGCACTATAATATGTTGTGGCTAGTTTCAATTTTCGTTTGCGGTGTTTGCGGTTTTTAAGGTGGTATTAGTCTTCCTCATCTAACCAACTCAATGGCTTGCGTTCTGTTACTTCTATTTCTTGCCTCTCAACGTACCCTCTCTTTTTTCCTTTTGTTTTAAGATAGAAGATCGTTGCTGCCGTAGAGTTGTCTGAGATTTGTTTATGTAACTGGGACTCTGCAAAATCTAGTGCCACGTTTTTAAGCTCATCTACAGCACTTCTAAATTCTTTGTCACCATTGTACCACTCGTAGTAAGTTGTCCTCCCTACACCCACTATCTTGCATGCTGTGGTTACAATTCCTAGCGACTTCTCTAGTGCTTCTAGTAAAGCCTTTTTACTGTGTTCGGTTTTGTTCGCTTTCATATCCCTTTGATTGGTATGTATATGACGGGGTTAATGTCATAGGTTGTTTTCTTTTTTCCTTTATTGCCCTTGTCTTGCTTAACTATTTGTCTACCCCACTTGCCTTGTAATATCGCCATCTGTTCCTTTTCACGCTTTATTGTTCTATAGTCTGCACACCCTCCTTTGTTGCCATGATCTTTTTTTACCATGTGTGCATAATTAATCCTTAATAGTTTTCTGTAATGATTAGCGTTTTGTATCGAGTAATCGTAATCTTCCTTTAATGGTATGCGCTCATCAAACCTCAGCTCATTATTTATGAAGCCCATAAACGAACCCGATATTGTATTTGTTAAACTAAAGGGTGTGTACTCACGATAGCTGCCTTTGTCTCCTATAATGTTGATGCCCCAAAGGTGACACCCAAATTGTTCGCACATAGCAAAACCTTGTTCGATAAACTCCTCTACGTTCTCAACTGAGTATGCCTTTGGTATATCGTCCTGCCACTTAAAAATCTTAATCGCTTCTATGTCGTCATCAATCATAAGCCCCTTGTCTCCGATGTAATTGTCTTTGATGTAATTGCGTACCCTTGCAATGTTACCTCCTACTTCGTCAGGCATTACCTCGACATTGTAACCCTTGTCAATATATTCGTGTGCTTCAAACTCATGTACACAGTAAATAACTCCAGGAAGTATCTTGTGAGTCTTAACTCCCTCTGCTCTCTTATAGCTTGGTGCATATATTTTCATGCTCCTTTGATTAGCCCCGTAAACCTAAAGCTTCTGCCTTTCCACTCCATAATCTTTTTGCCCCATTTAGTATTTAGCATTGTTGCATAAGCTCTTTGGTGGTATCTGTTATACCCTATGACGCTTCCTGCCCCTCCATCATCACCATGAAAAATAGCTGCATACTGATTGTCTTTAATTATCATTCTGTTTGCATTCATTTTCTGCACCCACATTTCTACGTCTTCGTTTACTCTAAACCTCTCATCGTATTTTATCTCGTCCCCTGCATTTATTAAGATCAACCCATACACAGGTTTGTTAAAGGAAAACGGAGCCATATCTTTTAGCTTCATGTTATCTTCGCTATAGTCAAAACCTCCATACGTTGCTCCCATATCTTGAGCCATTATTTGCATCTTCTCTAGCAATTCAAGAGCTTCTTCACCTGTAAGGTCAATGCCCTCTTTTTTTCTGCGTATTTTGTTTAGGTCGTCATCTATAATAAAGCCAAAGCCATTTGCCTCCCTTTCCTGGATCAACTCTAGTATAGCATTTTTTTTCTTTGCTACACTTCCGTCTTTGTGGTCGGGTACGGTTATTACCGCATCGCCATAATGCTTTCTGTACTCCTCCTCTTGTGCCTCAGGTACGACTATGTTCCCACAGCCAAAATAGTCATAAGCACGCACCTTCCCTGCCCTGTTGTAACTAGGATAATATATGTTAGTCATCTTTAATGTCATCTAAGTAGTCAGCTCCATTTATTACTCTGCCTATCCCTTTGCTCCATGGTTTTCCGTTCTGCCTTTTTGAATAAACGC